GCCAATAATCCCTATTGGAACTCGGCTTTTTCACGTGGGGTCCCTCCTAGGTCAGATGGGCGCCAATAGCATGACCAGTGGTATAGTTGCGCAGGTTGGTCGTATTCATGGCAAGGTTGAATTCGACCAAACCACGGTAACAGCTTTCCCCGGCTCATCAGGGGGCGGGGTTTACCTACAAACAGGAGAGTATGTGGGGATGGTAGTAAGGGGAGCCGGAGAAGGATTCAATCTAATAGTTCCCGTTAGGCGCATAGAGCGTTGGGCTAAAGAACATGACATTATGTGGGCCCTCGACCAATCGATTGAGGCCCCATCCTTGGAAGACATAAAAAATCTGCCCATAGAAACTGCCGGTAAGTCCGAAGGTACTAAACCATCCAAGGACTCTAAGTCGTTTACGCAATTGTTTCCCTTTCTTATTAGAACTGAAGAACTTAAGGGATCAAAGGAGTAAATATCGAAAAATAGTGTATATACTTTCGTGAATATACGCAATTTTTCCCGAAGAACAATACTCAAAGCCGGGTTTATCGGCGGGCTTTCATCCCTTACATTACCCGAGCTTTTAGCCCTCCAGTCAAAGCAAGAGGGTTTAATTAATAATAAATCCGTTATCGTAATATGGATGGGCGGTGGTCCCTCCCACCATGAAACCTTCGACCCCAAGCCTTATGCGCCCCAACCCTTCAGGGGCCACTTTGGCGCCATCTCTACATCTGCGGATGGCATACAACTTCCCGAGCACTTAAACAAATGCGCCGATTGCATGGACAAATGGTCTATCATAAAAGGCCTACATCATGACAACAACAACCACAGCTCTGCACATGAAATAATGCACTCTGGTTACAAGGCTCCAGCACCCAATCAGCAGCAGAACTTTTATCCCAGCATAGGCTCAACGATATCAGAGCATACCCAAAAGGACATAGAAGTCCCCCCTTATGTTGTGGTCCCTAGTCACAACAACGGGACTCGATCAGGATACTTACCCCGCGAATACGGTCCATACGAGACCAAAAACAGGCCCTCAAGCAGTACTGTATATAAAGATACCAACTTCACCCTTAATGACTCATTATCAGTAAACAGGGTGGACAATAGAAGTGATCTACTGAAGGGGTTTGACAACCTGAGATATATCGCGGATAGGTCTGGATCAGTAGATTCTATAGACAAATTCAATATAAAGGCAAGAAGCCTTTTGACGAGCGGGAAAGCTGCAAGTGCGTTTGATATAGATAAAGAATCTACATTCACAAAAGACCTATATGGAGAGGGCTTTGGTCGCGATCTACTTCTGGCCAGACGTTTAGTGGAGGGTGGAGTCAAGATGGTAACGGTGAGAACTCCTTTTGGTTGGGATACCCACCAGAAGAGCAATGAATCCATGGGTAACAAAAACCTTCCCCAGTTTGATATTGCCTTTAGCGCCTTAATCAATGATCTGCATGCCAGAGGCATGATGGACGACGTGATGGTGGTTGCGTGGGGAGAGTTTGGTCGCACCCCAAAAATAAACGCAAACGGAGGCAGGGATCATTGGTCTAGGTCTATGTCTGCCGCTATAGCTGGAGGCAAAGTCAAAGGCGGAAGAGTTGCTGGAGAAAGCGACAAAACCGGATCTGAACCAGTGACAGGAATTACCCCTCCAGACGTTTTAGCGACGATATACGACCACATGGGGGTTGATATTAAGAGACTATATTACGACCACAGCGGTCGACCACATCCAATTTTAAATAGCGGAAAGGTTCTAAGTGAACTGTTTTAACAGGCGAGGTGGATACAATTACATGAAATGGGTACTACCCTACTTAATTCCAATACTCCTATCAGGGTGCGGTCCCCTATACTATCTAACAGAGTCCTCCGAACACAAAAAAATTAGAAATTCTGGGTATGAGTTGTGCCATATTCTTAGTTGTGGCCCGGAGGCTCTAGAGAACGCCTTTGGCCATCTTGATATAAACAAGACCCAAGAAGAAATAGGCAAAGAAATTCAAGACTTAGATCGCACTCACTATAGAGATATAATGAGCTTGGTGAGTCATGATTTTACCAGAATAACATGTCCGCTTGAATTATTTAATTACTGTCGCAGTCAGGGCTTGATTGTGCAAAAAGTAGAATATGAAAGCCTTTCCCCAAAAGACGTCGCGATCATTTTACTAAAGGGTCGAGACCCAATATCAGACTGGCACTGGATAAGCTGGCCGACCCACAACAGAGAAGGTATAGAAAACTTTTTCAATGAAAATACAAAAATAATATCAACACATTTACTTATAAAACAAGGAGGAAATAAATGAAGAAAGTGCTATTCGTCTCAATGAGGGGCATAGGCAAGCGGACCCAGTATGCAAAGTCCTTTTTTGATGATCTTAACAAAAAAGGGGCAATGTGGATGCTAAAGGTTCACGGGATGGGAAGGTGGCCGTCGTCACGAGTCGCGTCCGCCCATTGCGAAATGAAAGAAGAAGTAACCACTCAAGATTGTGAGAAGGCGAATTACATTATACTAATGGACACCAACCCTCCGGACTGGAGGGACAGGGGTATGTATTCAAAGAAAATTCAACATTGGTACATCCCTAAGGGTTTGCCATGGGAAGAACAAAAGAAAATGCTAGAAGACTATGTTAGGAAATTAGTTCGCCTGTGTGATGGCTTTTAAAAAATAGTTGACATTTGGCATCCTTTATGCGATAATATATACAGAAGTACTCATTCGAGGCTTCTTGAGCGCCGAAAGGGCTCATTAACATCCAACTAGGAGAAAAAATGACACTAACAACAAAGCACCTACCAATCAGTCGAGATGAGTTTCTTACGCCTTTTGATTCTCTTTTTGACAACGTTATCGAAAAGGCATTCCCGGGATTCGGAGAGGAGTTCGGGGTTACATTCTTTGGTAATCACAGCTATCCCAAAGTTAACGTAATAGATAGGGACGAACGCCTAGAAATCGAGGCGTCAATCCCCGGGCTCTCAAAAGACGATGTTTCTGTCGAGCTTGAAAAGGAGGTTTTATCCATCTCTGGAGGAAGGCAGGATCATCCAGAAGATAAAGGAGCGCGCTACATCCGCAAAGAGTTGAAGAGGTCGTCCTTTAGGAGGTCGTTCAGGCTAACAGGCAGCTTTGATACAGAAGGCATTACTGCCGACTTCAAAGACGGCATCCTTCTTGTGTCCATCCCTAAATCAAAGCCGGACAAGCCAGAGAAGATCAAAATTTTGTAGTAAACTGCAACAAACTAAGGGCGGGAAGGAATGGGGTATCCCTCTTCCCGTCCTTTTTTGTTGATATTTATTCTTTTAACTTTAAAATAATTTAAATACTTTAATTTTAACGTGTAACTCATATTTGATATGGCTAATTCAGAAACGTACATTTTCGATTCCACCACCGAAAAGTGGCGACCAATGACCGAGCAGGATGTCGCCGAGGTTACCTTTGACGTTGGTGACGAGCTTAAAATTACCAACACCGAGCTAAGCTCTTTTGGCGCAGCGATTAACTCTAACAAGGTTGACGTTAACATTAAAGGTGTTGAGGGAGAGTTTGGCGCAGCGATTAACTCTAACAAGGTTGACGTTAACATTAAAGGTGTTGAGGGAGAGTCCACCGTCTTACTGCCTGTTAAAAGTACTGATGCAGGCAAGGGTACAGCAGTAGTCATTGATATTGCCGCCAACAATCACGCCCTAGGATCTGCGCACTCATCCCTCTGGGTGGGCGGGGGCGGAGACGTAAAGGTTACTATGTCTGGAGGCGGAGACGTAACCTTTTCAAGTGTTCCAGCAGGAAGCCATCTACCTATTAGCATAACGCATGTCATAAAGACCGGCACCACTGCCACCAATATGGTGGCGCTAAAATAGTTCTTGACATTACTTCTTGATTATGCGATAATAAACGCATGACCAAGAAAGAAAAAAAACTGCTTCACGACCTTATAGCTGAACAAGTAAAGGCTAGGGGTTCTGAGGTTGACCCAGACTCAATCACGGCGGAGACAGATTTTATTAAAGATCTTGGGTTAGATTCCTTAGATTTAGTTGAAATCGTTATAGGGCTAGAGGCTAAGATGGGTACAACCTTTGACTTTGACATCAATGATTTTATGGTTGTTCAGGACATGGGGGACGTTTATGATTTCGTTGACCAGTTCAAGGAGAAGCTCAAGAAAAAACTTGAAGAGGAGGCTAAACTTGCAAGTCTAACCTCAGAAGAGAGGCTTGAATATGAGATAGACAAGCTTCAAAACATGGTAGATATGCTTCCCGACGGAGACGCCAAGAATGAGAAAAAGAAGGAACTTGATATTGGCGTTAGACTAATAAAAGAAAAGGGCCGCTCACCAAATTATGTATTTGGCCTATCTCTTGAAGAAATGGAATCCGAACTAGAGTCTGAAGATGGATAACCCAAAAGATCTCGGAACAGAGAAGAATGCCAACGGTCTTTATGTTGACGCCCTTAAAAATATAGAAGGCGCCGACGATATCGAGAAAAAAGCTCGTCTATACGCCTGCACTGTAGTCCTAGGCCACCTAGAAAGACAGATCAACGCCTCTTACGATAACAAAGATCAATACAGAAGAAGGGAGCAGATTAGGCTACAGATTGCTAGGTCAAAATTCAACATGCTCATGAGTGATTTTTATAAATCAGAGGGGCTCCCCTCCCCATATGAGTGATCAAGGGGAGTTTGGCTTTTTATCAGAAGTTCCCAAGCAAAGTCCAGAAGAAAGAAAGCTAACATTTAACGCCGGGAGAGTCTTATTCTCTCTACTGAAGGACCCAGAGGAGAAGGACGGGAAAGAAATGAGCAAGGAGTCTGGGATGTTGGTTAATCTCGTTAAAAAATACCCCAACCAAAAATTTTGGAGCAAAATAGAATTTGATTTTAAAGTTAGGAGCTTAGCCTATTTCTTTACAAAAGAAGGAGATACAGAAGTTTCTAGGTTGTATTCTGAGTATCACTTCAAGCAGACTCTTCCCCCAGAGATTAAAGAAATTGGAAAAACAGGGGTAGACTTAGATATAATAATAAAACCCAAAACTATTAGGCAATGGCTACAGGAATAAAACAAACCCCAAAAGAAGGGTCTACGAACTCAATTCTTAAAACCTTCTTAAAGCAGAACAAGGATCACCACTACAATTTTGAGGATGAGATCAACTATAAGGTTTCCAGCGGTAGCCTAAAAATGGACTTCGAGCTTAATGGTGGTTTTGGTCCGGGGCTCCACAGGTTTGTTGGCATGAACGAAGGAGGTAAGTCCTCAGAGTCTCTAGAGGTTATGAAAAATTTCCTTCAGCTACCTAATTCTAGGGGGCTTTTTATTACGGCTGAAGGGAGGCTCAGTAAAGAGGTGAGAGAAAGATCTGGAATAGATTTTTGCTTTGACGACGAAAACTGGGACGCCAACTCTTGCTTTGTGTTTGAGAGTAATATTTTTGAAGTAGTCCTCGACTTAATGCGCACGCTGATCATGCAAAACCCCGAAAACATCAGGTATTGCTTTGTATTAGATTCTCTTGATGGACTAATAATGAAAGACGATTTAAATAAATCCTTTGACGACGCACATAAAGTCGCAGGAGGTGCGCTCCTAGGAGCAAAGTTCATGCAAAAGATGAGCATAGCCCTAGCAAAAAGAGGCCATATGGCAATATTTATTTCTCAGGTTCGGGCAGACATTAAGCTTGACCCATACAGCAAGGCTCCCATTCGGCAGACTACTGCTACAGGCGGAAACGCGCTTCTCCACTTTGCAAATTTCATTCTTGAGTTCGAGCCTAGATTCAAGAAAGACCTGATTCTTTCGAATCAATCCCAACCAATAGATCCACATAAAAACCCAATCCTAGGCCACAATGTCAAGGCCACGGTAAAGAAGTCCCCCAACGAAAAAACTAACTACACAATAGAATACCCCATTCGGTATGGGAGGACAGGCGGGAAATCCATATGGGTAGAAAGGGAGATAATAGACATGCTAATTGCGTGGGAATTTATAACACAAAAGGGAGCGTGGATTAGTTTTGACGAGGATTTTATTACGCTACTCAAAGAAAATAAATTCGAGTGTCCCGATAAAGTTCATGGAGAAAACAAGCTCAATGCACTACTAGAGGACAACCCCGACTTAACCAAGTTCCTTATATCTTACTTTAAGGAGATCATCATAAAACAGAAGCAGTGAGGTTTCGCAGTGTCACAGGAAAATTTACTACAGTTAAAAATTCATCTAAATACTTAATAAGGTGGAACAAAAAAAGTCGCAGTAAATTTCAAACGAGTGTTAAAAAATTCCTACAAACCATTTGGCAACATGATATGGTTTATGAGGAGCTTCCTGTGGCTGGCTCAAAACTTAGGTTTGATTTTTATAATCGGAGTTTAAGTATTGTAGTTGAGGCGAACGGACCCCAACACACCCAATTTCACCCATTTTTTCACAACAAAAGCCGCCTAGTATATCTAGATCAAATAAAAAGAGACAAAATGAAAGCTTCTTTCTGCAAAATAAATGAGATTAATTTAATAGAATGTGATTACGGCGATGATATTTCAGAGACTCTTATCAAAAAACTGGACATTAACAGTTAATCCGTGTAATATACAATATGGCAGATTCAAGCCCAGACCTAGGTTCAGACTTTGATCCAGAAGATCTTAATCAATTTAATATTCCTACAAGTTTCCTAGATCAACTAGTAGAGTTTACAGGCGCAGACGATACCTCTCGTGGCTACATACTTTCCTATGTTGATCAATACGGAAACCCGATGGTGCTATCCAGATTCAGTACTCAAATCATTGAGATGGGACTAAGAAAAGCGCTGGAGAAGTATTTAATTCAGGCAGAAGAATCCGAGGCAGGACAAAGCGGTCCCGGGTTTGACGATCTCTCCGACTTAGACGGATCAACCGATATAGATGACGAATTAAATTGACTTAACTGTCAATTTGTGCTACACTGATTAAATGGCGTTAATACAAAGCCTCAGGCTTGAGCAGCGACTCCTTGCGGGGTTAGCTAAATTTCCTAAGAAATTCTATTATCTAGAAAAGTTCATTGGTGACGAGGACTTTACTTCGCATTCCTATAAGAAGATATTCTATCACCTCAAGAGGTCCATTCTCAATGGCGACAGCGTAGATGCAACAACTCTTACCGCAAAACTAGAAGCTGAAAAGCTATGTTTTCTGGACGAGAAGGTTGGAACATATGATTTCATAAGCAATCTATTTGAAAACCCCATAAAAGAGGAAATGGTGGAGCAGACGGCTAAAGATCTCAAGCCGTTTACCGCAAGAAGACGTATTCATGCTGCATTTCTTGAGGGTGCAGAGAAGATGAAAGGCCTTAAGAACGCCTCTCTAGACGAGATTCTATCTATATCGGACAAGGTCTTCAACAATGAAATCACCTATTACGATGGCGACTCTGGCCCGGAGAACATATACGATGAATTAATGGAGGTAATTGAAGATCTCGGGAACAACCCGATATCTGAAGTGGGGTTTGTTGGCCCACACAAAAGAGTCCACGAGATGTATGGATCACTCCTTCGCCCGGGCGACATAACGGTAATATTGGCTAGGAGCGGAGTGGGCAAAACTAAGTTTTGCATGGACTTTTGCACAAAGGTTTCACTAAAATACAACAACGTCCCAATTCTTCACTTCGACAACGGAGAAATGAGCAAAAAAGACTTAATGTTTCGTCAAATGTCTGCGCTCACAGGGATACCCCCTTATTATTTTGAGACAGGAAAATGGAGAAGTATAGAGTGGAACGGCATGTCGAACGAACAGATAGTTTCATTAGTCAGATCCCAATGGCCTAAAGTTAAAGACATGAAATTCTTTTATTTCAATGTAGCAAACTATACTACAGAAGCGATGATCCAATTAATTCAGAGCTTTTACTATTCAAGTATAGGTCGGGGAAACCCCCTAATTTTTAGCTTTGACTACATTAAATCTCCACTTGAGGGAAGGGGGTCCCAGTCTCAATGGCAGGAGGTTGGCACCATGATTCAAAAATTTAAAAGCTTTATACAGGCTGAGTTATTACATGAGGGCAATCCCGTAATCTCTATGATTACTAGCGTTCAAGCTAATAGGTCTGGTATAGTCGGTAATAGAAACAGCTCAGACCTCCCCGACGACGCAGGACAGGTGGGCCTTTCCGACATGATTACTCAGCAGTGCTCTCATATGTTTTTATTAAGAGAGAAAACCCTCGACGAAATGAGGAATGAACCCGACTTTGGAACCCATAAATTGAAACCGATAAAAACTAGATTTCTAGGGAAGTCGGCAGCAAGAGCAACGCAGCAAATCATGATGCCGAACAATAGACAAAGAAAAAATGAAGTATTTCTAGAGGTCAACGGATTTTCTGTCGAAGAGAAGGGAGACCTTGTGGACTTCATGAATGGGGACAGGACTGATAATGTTGAGCCCATTGAGGAGTCGGACAACGCAGGAGGTCTACCAGAAGGGATATGAATGCTCCGACCAACATCAAGAGTGCCCTAGAGGCGCTTGGATACGAGCTTTCTGACTCCGGGGCCTACTGGCAAGCAAATGCCGCTTATAGAGGCGGGGATAGCCCCACCTCTTTGCAGATTTATAAAGACTCCGGGGTCTGGATAGACTACGTAGAACGCACTTCCTTTTCACCCTTTGACGAGTTGGTAAGGTTAAGCCTATCGACAAACGATAGCGCTGAAGTATCAAACTTCATCAAAACCCACCACATCTCCCTTTCAGCTGGAAGCCCTAGCTTGGTAGGATTATCTCCAACAGACATTCGAGACGATGAAAAGATATTCCCAGAGAGCTGTTTGGATGGACTCTCTAAAGATTATTCAATTTACAATGAGAAAGGGATCTCTAACAAAACCCTGATCAACTTCCAATGCGGGTTGATTTCTAAAGGCGACATGGCGGACAGGTTTGTTTTTCCTATCTTTAATAAGTCTGGAAAAATTCATGGGCTTAGTGGTAGGGACATAACTGGTCGCAAGAAGGCGAAATGGAAGCACCTTGGGTCGAAAACAAAATGGTGCTATCCATACTATACTAACCCTCGCTCGGACTTCTTCCCCACCCAAGAAGCGATAAACAGGGCCAACTCAGTAATACTAGTGGAAAGTATAGGGGATATGCTCAGCCTGCATGAACGGGGCTATAAAAATGTGTTAGTGACGTTCGGCCTATCTATTTCCCCATCTCTTATATGCCTGCTCTCTTCTTTAAACATTGACAGAATCATAATAAGCCTAAACAACGACTCAAAGAGCGGGGAAAACAGGGGGCATGATGCGAGTATAGTAAACTTTTTTCGATTGCTGTATTATTTCGACTATGAAAATATCACGATTTGCTTGCCCTGCAATAACAAAAATGATTTTGGAGAAATGGATTCTACAGATTTCTCGGATTGGGCGAAAAGGCTTGACCATCTTTGTGAGAATCAAGAGGAGCAAATTAAATATATACTAAAATACTTTGACGAGAACCTAAAGCGCAAACTAAAGAACAGAAAAAGCGTCATTGCCAAATACCAAGAACTAAAGGACTTCTTTGAATGAGTGGTAAAGATTTATTCCTATCTGCAAGCAGAATCAAAACCGCTCGCGATTGTTCTTGGATTTATTGGTGCAAATATCACCTAAAACTTCCAGACACTACCAATTCGGGCGCAAGCATGGGCTGGATTTGTCATTTAATTTTTGAGGTATTGGGCAATCCTCGTCACAAACATCACTACGAAACCATATTAAAAGGAAAATCAATATGGTCATCTAAGGCAGTATCAAGACTTGTAGAATATCACGCTCGTAAACTGGATGTAAACGAGGAGGAGTTTCTAGATCAGATTAACGATATGACTATGGTGGGGCTTAGGTACGACTTCTTCGGAGACACAGAAGAGGACCCAGACGAGGCTATATCGGAAGAGCATTTCGAGATTAAGGTCTCTGAAGGCGATAAAAGATATAACATTCGAGGGTTTATAGACAAGCTATTCTTCTACTCCAATGGCATGAAAGCCATAATAAGAGACTTCAAAACAAACAAGAGGGTATATAAAGGCAAAGAGATTACAGACAATATGCAGAGCCTAATCTATCTACTTGCTGTTCGTCGCCTGTACCCGGAGTACGTAAAAAGAAAGATGGAATTTTTCTTTCTTCGCCACGGGCTTGAGCCAGATGATTTTTTCAAAGAGAAGGGCTCCGGATATCTTGCTGCAGAAGATATGGATGACGCTGAACTTGGAGGTCTCGAATACCAACTAACAACAACACAGAAGTATTTAGAGTCCTTTACTGAAGAGATTGCGAAAAGCAATTACGCCTTTGACCAGCACAAAGATGGGGGTGGCTACCCCAAAGATGGGACCTTTGGGGGAAGGCTTATGTGTGGGAAAGATGGCCCTAAAATAAGAAAGGGAGAGCCATTACTGGATGAGGCTGGAGAGCCAATCATGGCTTATATTTGTCCATTCAGGAAACCTCGGGTATACTATGTACTCCTCGATGAAGAAGGGAAAATACTTAACTCCTGCGATGAAGGGGAGCAGGACTCCCTAGAAGAGGGGGACGGTCGGACCATAGAAAAAAGAGAGTACGCAGGTTGCCCTAGGCATTTATAGTGTATTCATTTTCATGATCCTATCTTGTTTATCTTTAATATCAGCGCTTAGCATCTCCTCAGTAGCGGCCTACTTTAGCGTTATAGGTTTTACAACGATGTTCCCCGGAGCATTTTGGCCTATAATCATCATGGGCGCTGTACTTGAAATAGGAAAATTGGCTTGCGCCTGCTTGGTCCACAAGCACTGGAAAGAGCTGGGTTCTGGGATTAAATATTATTTAGCCTTTGCGGTTATTGTTCTTGTCGGGGTTACGAGCATGGGAATATTTGGCTTCCTTTCGAAGTCTCACATAGAACATGGAACCGCTACAATGCAAAGCCAATCTGAAATTAAATTAATAGAAACAAAAATAAATAATTTAAATTTAATTGTAAAGAGAAATGAAAAATACATTCAAATGTCAGAATCAACTCGCGATATAGCCTTCCAAGAGATGAATTCTCTTACAGCTAGGGTTGGCGAGCTAGACAAGAGGTTAAACGTAATCGATCAGGCGGGGGGTTTTAGCAGGTCCAAAAAAATAGAGGAGGAGAGAGCCAATCAATCAGAGGAGAGATCTCAAATCCTAAAAAGAAAAGGAGAGCTTTCAATTAGAGTTTCTGAGAGTCAAGACGAAAAACTCAAAGAGTATATCAACGAAATAGACGAATCGTCACAAGAGATATCAGAATTAAACATAAAAAAGACCGAGTTGCTGAAAGAGCATCAACTCATTGAGGCTGAAGTTGGCCCAGTGAAATATGTTGCAGAACTAGCCGGGGATTTGCTTGGAACAGAGGTCGTGTTGTCTTCTACGGTTCGGATCTTGATTTTAATTCTAGTTTGCGTATTTGATCCCCTTGCCGTTCTGCTGCTTCTTGCCTCTGGAGCAGCCCTGCGCAAACACCGAGAACTAAACCCCGCAAAAAAAGAAAAAATCATTGTAGACAATCTCTTATCTGACCTAGAGGACTATATGTCTCGCGGGGGGAGTGTCCAGAAATTTATTGAATTAAAACAGTAAGGCTTGACAACAAGGAGGTTTTATGGTAGTATTCAATGGTTTATGCTACCTTTATTTAAGTCTCACTATTCAATAGGCAAATCAATCCTCACCCTAGACTCGCCGGGTGAGAGTAATGCTTGTGGCTCTGACAGCATCCTCGACATTGCTAAAGAGCATTCTCTTTCAGAGGTCATTCTGGTAGAGGACTCACTCACTGGATTTATGCAGGCTATGAATATATGTGAATCTATAGGTATAAATTTAATTTTTGGCCTCCGTCTCTCATGTTATAATTCAGAAGTATCCCTAGGGGACTCCCAAACGAGCCACAAAATTATAATTTTTCCCAAAAACAAAGAGGGATGTTCGCTCCTGAATAAAATTTACACACATGCGTTTTGCGAGGACGGGGGAGAGATCAAAGAAAAGAGTCTTCTTGCCCTTTTCAACCCCGATCTACTCAAGCTTGCAGTTCCTTTCTACGATTCTTTTATTTTCAACAACTTAACCATGCTAGGGAGTGCTTGCGCTCCACTGTCTAACTTTACAGATATCGAGCCAACTTTTTTCATTGAAGAGAATCAACTACCCTTTGATGGTATGGTTAAAGAGGCGGTCCTATCTTATTGCGAAAAATCGGGGTTTGAATATGAGCCAGTCAAAAGCATATACTACAAGAAACGCACTGATTTTGAGGCTTACCAAACGCACAAATGTATTTGCGGAAGAAGCTTTTCGGCATCTAGATCTTTAAGCACTCCCAAGCAGGATCATCTTGGAAGTGAAGAATTCTGTTTTGAAAGCTACTTAGATTATGAATCTAGCCATTCCAATTAAAACACTTGAAACCACCACAAAAGAAGAGTTCAAAACTCTTCACAGGGACTCCCCCGTACTGGTTAGAGATGGTCTAAAAGGTCATCCAAGTAAAGGGATGACCCCCGAAACAATTTCCTCCCTATTTGGAGGTGCTATAGTTACTGTTGCAGATGAAGTTGACCCAGATTCTTGTTCATTTTCATCCAGCTGCTCTTTGGAAAAATTCCTCAGCGAGATATGGATGGGGCCGGATCTCAAGCTGGGAACAAGGGCCTTCTCTACGGAACTTATCCCGAATTTAATAGATATCCTTCCTCCCCCATATTTTTGCGAGGACTGGTTTGAGGATTACTTTTCCATACACTGGAAGAATAATGTAGTTGCGTCGAGTAATCATCTTTGGTTTTTTATTGGACAGTCTGATTGCGCGAGCGGACTCCACCAAGACCACGATGGAGTACACACAACACTACTTCAGATTAGTGGGACAAAAGAAGTAGTCTTATTTTCTCCAGATGATACTTCCAAGATCTGCAATTTCGATAGCTGCGCAAATTTCAACGTTACAGAAGCCAGCGAAGGGGTTACGGTTGAATTCTTGACCGCTCCTGCAGGTTTTGACAGTGCCGGGATTCAGCCGTATTATGGCAAACTCCATGCCGGAGAAGTTTTATACTTACCTTCTCAATGGGGTCACTTCGTAAAAGCCCTAAACCCAAGTATAACATTCAGCAGAGATATGATTGACGACCGAAACGCCGACCATTACTTTTCCAGTTTTTTTGCGCAGCTTGTTCTCAATATGGAGTCAGATACGGAGGTGAATTCGCCTTTAAGCAACACCTCTTTTAGCCAATTAATGGAGGAAATTTTTTGAAATCTTTAAAATATTCAGATGTTTGCCTTGTGCCGAAGTACGGGGTATGTCGTTCTCGATCAGAGTGCGACACTTCAGCTATCATTGGGGGCAAAAAGTTCAAGCTCCCTGTGATTCCGGCAAACATGAAATCCGTAGTCAACGTAGACTTATGTAGGTGGTTAAGCGAAAACGACTTCTTTTATTCCATGCATAGATTCGATATAGATGTCCAGCATTTTATAGAAGATTGCAATCGCTACAACTGGAAGACCATTTCTGCGAGCGTGGGGACAAACCCCACCCATAAGAATATCATCTCAAACCTTAGGAGCTCTGGCGCAAGGATTGACTTTCTGACTATTGATATAGCTCACGGATACTCTCTAAACATGAAGGAGATGCTGAAACATACTCGAAAAGCCCTCCCTAACACCTGTATAATTGCTGGCAATGTTTCTTGCCCCGATGGCGTTCGCTCTCTCTATAAATGGGGCGCGGATTATGTCAAGGTAGGTATTGGCCAAGGCAGCCCATGTACAACAAAGGACAAAACAGGGTTCACAATGCCGATGTTTACATGCATCAATCTTTGCTCGGGCCTCCTAGAGACAGAGGGGGATTTTATTGAAGGAGAGGCTAAAAGAATCCCAATAATAGCGGATGGGGGAATTTCATGCGTGGGAGACATGGCCAAAGCCCTGCGTGCGGGGGCTGATCTATGCATGGCTGGAGGGATATTCGCCTCTTGCATAGATAGTGCGTCCCCAACAATTGAGATTGACGGCTCAACCTTTAAGGGTTACTTCGGATCTGCGAGTTATGAAAACAAACAAGCCATGACACATATAGAAGGAAAATTAAACCGACTGGTCTCCAATGGCATGACCTTCGCCCAAAAACTCCAAGAGATAACAGAAGACCTCCAGAGCTCCATTAGCTACTCCGGAGGCCTTGACATTTCATCTCTTAAGGAAGTCGATTATTACGAGCTTAAATGAGAGAAGACCTATTAAGACACAAAAAGTCTCAAAAATATCTTTTTTTTGACTATGAGACTTGCAACCTAAATCTTGGATCTAAAACGAACAAGCCTTGGCAGTTAGCTTTTTCACTGATTCATGAGGGGCTTTTGCATGAAAGCAAGGACTATTGGCTAAAATGGGATGACATCAAGGTCTCAAAGGACGCCGCAAGGATAACCGGCTTTACAGACAAAGAGTACAAGAAAAGAGCTGTAGATTCGCGTAAGGCTTTAGATGATTTCGAAAAGTATTTATACGATGAAGATTACCTTATAGTTGGCCACAACATCTTAGGGTTCGATGTTTATATACATGGAATCCACAGAAGGCTGTTGGGCCTTCCTCCTGACTACAGTTATATTAATAGACTTATTGATACAAATTGCCTAGCCAAGGCGATATCGAAAGATATTCCTCCCCCAAATACAGCGTTCGCGCTCGACTCCAATGACCTCACGTCTTGGCAGTACAAATTATGCAATTTCAGAGAGCGAGGGCTCAAGACGAACCTGAAATTTCTCTGCCAAAAATATGAGGTTCCATTCAATGAGGAGAAACTGCACGACGCCCTATATGACATCAAAAAGAATTATGAGGTTTTCAAGAAGCAGGTCTGGGATATTGAGTTATGAATAATTTTCTAGATAATTTCTCTAGCTACGAGGGGTGCGTCCCCCCGGGCGTGCTTCTTCCGGAGATTGAAATCGAGGAGCGCCACTATAATCTACTTGGCTTCAAGGACAGAGAGTCAGATATATCTAACTATGAATTCCTGAGAAGACTCTGCCACGAAGGTTCAAAAGAAAGAGGTATAAATGAATTATCTAACAAAGAGACATACTACAACAGGATTACGAAAGAGCTTAATATTCTTCGCGATCTGGGGTTTATTGATTACGTTCTTCTCAACTGGGATATTCTTAATTATTGCCATGAGAACGACATTCCAACTGGCCCGGGACGGGGCTCTGCAGCTGGCTCGCTGGTTTTGTATTTAATTGGGGTAACTCAAGTCGATCCCGTACAACATGACCTTTTCTTTGAGCGGTTTGTGTCTAAAAGCCGAGCAAGAAAAACAGAAAAAGATGGAGAAACATATCTAGATGGCAGTCTTTTGGCTGATATAGACAACGACATAGCTTACGAACATAGACAGAAAGTTATTGAATACATTGAAGCTAAGCACCCAAACCGCACTGCTAAGATCTTAACGCTCAATAAGCTTAGCGGGAAGCTTTGCATTAAAGAGTGCGGAAAGATTGTCGGCGAACTAAAAGAGCAGGATGTCAATGTAATAAGCGACTATATTCCTAAAAAATTTGGTAAGATAGCGTCCCTAAAAGAGGCGTACGATTCTAGCAATAAGTTCAAACACTGGGCGGATAATAATGCTGATACATACAAGATAGCGCTCAAGATAGAGGGTTTAATTAAAAATACCGGAGTGCACCCTTCTGGCATAGCAATTTCACACCTAGAAATTTCAGACCTTTGCCCATTGCAATTAACCAATGACGGCGCATTGGTAACAGGCTATGATATGAACTGGGTGGCGGAGTTAATGGTTAAGTTTGATATCTTAGGACTAAGAACGCTTAGTGTGATATACGATACTTGCGACCAGCTTGGAATTTCGTCTGAAGACATAGATCTCTCCGATCCAAAGATATATAAACCGCTAGAGAATCTAGAGTCGCCACACGGCTTATTTCAAATCGAGGCGCACACGAATTATCGTGTTTGCAGAAAAATTAAGCCCAAAAATTTGGAACAACTAAGCGCGGTAGTTGCGATTGCCCGCCCCGGAGCAATAGAGTTTTTAGAGCAGTATTCTCTTTACGCTTTGAACGATGAATTCCAGAGCCAGAACGCGTTCTTTGACGATATACTTATGCATACCGGAGGGATCCCCCTATACCAAGAGCAGTTAATGCAGATGGCTGTAAAGGTAGGATTTACACTCGATGAATCCGAGCAATTAAGAAGGATTGTAGGCAAGAAAAAGGTTAAACAGATGCCTGCTTGGAAGAAAAAAATTGAAAAGAAAGTCAGAGACAACTCCTTGCCAGACGATGCAGGAGAATTTCTCTGGAAGGTGGCGGAGGATAGCGCTAATTACTCTTTTAATAAATCTCACTCCTTATGCTATGCGGCCTTGGCTGCGTGGACTACATATTTAAAATTCACCCATCCTAGAGAGTTTTTCCTCTCTCTTCTGAAAATGACTAGATTTGAGCCAAACCCACAAGAAGAGATCAGGAAAGTTTCTCAAGAACTGGGAAGGTTTGGAATTGAATTACTCGCCCCAGACCTTGTACTTTCGGATATGGAGTTCGGAATAGAAGGCTCAAACATAAGGTATGGACTTAATAGCATTAAAGGTGTTAGCGAAAAGACTTTTGATGCCCTATGCTCGTTCAGGGAAAAAGACAAGCCGAATAAATATGATGTATTCACTCAAGCTAAAGAGTCAGGCATTAACATCGGAACACTTTCTGCGCTAATTCAAGCGGGCGCGCTCTCTTCTTATAAAGATAGCAGGTGTTATTTAGTGGCAGAAGCTCATGCTTATAATATTCTAACAGAAAGAGAGAAAAGAAATGTTAAAAGGCTTGGCGAGAAGTACAACTATGATACACTCATCTGTATCAGGGATATGCTAGAAGACGCGGAGGCAGACACGCACAAAATGCTAGCGGACGATGGCCGCCCCTTAATGAAGAAGCGTCGCGCAGACACCTTCAGAAGGAAATGGAAGGGATACAAAACAATTTTCCTAAAAAATAGGAGGTTTGAGTCTTTTGCGAACTGGTACTTTGAGAGGCGTCTCCTCGGATACAGCTATAGTACTACGCTTAAGGACTCAATGGTGGACCACGAAGGTCGACTCAAGACATCAGAGGACTTTTACGATCTCGACCTTCGATCTCGCGGAAAATTCATCGGAGTCATCGAGGACTCCATTAAGCGGGTAAGTGCTGGAGGAAACTTATATTACAAAATGTCTCTGTCTGACGAGCACGGGAACTTTGATGCCATGCTTATAGACAATAGAAGGTTCAGGCGTTTCTCAAATTATGTAACGTCTGGCAAGGCTTGGCCGGAGAAAGAAAATATTGTAGTGCTGTCCGGCTCCAAAGGTGAGGATATTTTATTTGTGGATGATATGGATATAATTGATCAGAAGATTTACATGAAATTAAGCGACCTAAAAGACAAGATGGACGCAAATGAAGATCTATCTCTGCAGTCATGAGTGTATTCTATAGAAAGAGAATGAAAGAACAACCGCCGAACTTTACACCTCGGGCCCAACAGGTCATTAAGTTTTCAAAAGAGATCGCCCTAGAATACAATCGAGAGGAAGTAACTCCTGTATTTTTATTTCTAGGGATTCTTCATCTTAGGTATGGCCCAATCAGGGATACCCTAATGTCATGCCAAGTAAATTCTGACAAACTTGCGAAATTCATTTCGGAAGATATTGTTCCGAGCGCTCGTAAAATTAAATCTTCTCAGTGTGGGTTCTCCGAATCTTATGTAGATGTCCTCAAGTTGGCCGCAAATTACTCAGAGACCCTAGGGCATGACTATGTAGGAATAGAGCATATGTTCCTAGCCCTACTTGATCACCCCGATTCAGTTTGTGTGAAATATTTTTCTAGGTTCGGGGTGTCTCTAGACCAGCTAATGGATGCGATCCACCTTCAATTTATACGAGGACTAGATACTCCCTCTCAACCTACTGGCGATAGCCGTGGGGCATACAGGGGCGTCTCACCTGCACCGCCAGATAAGACGAATAGAGCCCTTGAGGCTTTTGCGCTAAACTATAATGCATTAGCTGCCCAAGGAAAGTTTGACAAGATCATAGGAAAGTCCGAAGAAATTAACCAGATAGTCGAAATCCTATCTCGCAGAAAGAAAAACAACCCCCTCCTGTTGGGAGAGCCGGGCGTAGGAAAAACTGCGCTTGTTGAAGCTTTGGCCCAGAGAGTTGTGTCGCGCAACGTCCCCGAATCTCTTCTTTCGAAGCAAATATATGCTCTTGATTTAGCGTCAATGATTGCGGGAACGAAATACAGGGGACAGTTTGAGGACCGACTCAAAAAGGTCTTATCAGAAGTAAAGAAAGATAAGAACATTATTCTTTTTATCGACGAGATACATACCATCATTGGGGCCGGTAGCGCAGAAGGAGGCCTTGATACTGCGAATATACTTAAACCTCCGCTTTCTCGCGGAGAACTTCCCTGCATTGGGGCTACTACAAACTCAGAATATAAAAAACACTTCTCAAAGGACGCTGCTCTAGGAAGGAGATTTGAATCTATTGACGTAAAGGAGCCTTCGGCGGCAGAGACAACAGAAATTCTTCACGGCATTATATCTAAATACGAAGAATATCACAACCTCCTATATGAGCCCGAATGTCTCAAATTGTCTGTAGATCTTTCTCAGAAATACATCCCAGACAGAAGGCTTCCGGATAAAGCTATAGATATAATCGATCAGGCTGGCGCGCGCGTAAAGATCGCATCCAACAAAAAACCCAAAAAGCTCGTGGAACTTGAGGCTGAAATTTCAGATGTTATAGCTGAAGCAGCAGTGAAAGGGAGCTATGTATCTGATGACCCCAGTGCTGCAAAAATTTTCGAGGATTACAAGAAAGCTCTCGAAAGGTGGGTTAAGAGCTGTGCGAAGAAAAACTCTTTAGTAAAACCGAAAGATATCTACCGGATTATTTCAAATAAAACCAACATCCCTTACGAAGAAGTTTCCAAATCTGAGTCAAAACGGCTACTTTCCCTAGAAAGAGATCTTTCCCGCCGGGTGATTGGCCAACAAGAAGGCATCCAATCGATATGTCGTAGCATCATTCGGAATAGATGTGGCCTAGGTAGATCTGGCCAACCCGTGGGATGCTTTTTATTATTAGGGACCACTGGCGCAGGCAAGACGCACACTGCAAAAATGCTTGCGGAGCTAGTGTTTGGCGGGTCGGATAAACTAATTCGATTTGATATGACGGAATACTCAGAAAAGATAAGCTCGTCTCGTCTAACTGGGGCCTCTCCGGGTTATGTGGGGTACGAGGAAGGCGGGCAGCTAACAGAGAGGATAAGAAAGCAGCCCTATAGCGTCATACTATTCGATGAGATCGAAAAAGCTCACCCCGAAGTTATTCAGACTCTTCTTCAGATTATGGATGACGGAATTTTAACTGACAATACAGGTCGCGTTGCAGATTTCACAAATTCCATTGTTATATTAACGGGTAATGTTGGTTCTGATATTATCTCCAATAAATCTTCGCTTGGATTTATCACATCCAAGAGCCAGCAAAATGAAAATGTGTCTGAAAAGGTCAAGGATCTAGCAAAGAGGTCTTTTAAGCCGGAGTTTATTAATCGCCTAGACGAAATAATAGTTTACAATACCTTTACTACTTCTGACATGCGAAAGATATCCAGAATAGAATTAAATAAAATTAAAGATAAATTAAATAAAAGAGGAATAAATTTTAAATTTACCGCTGGAGCAGTCAATCTTCTTGTAGATTTGGCAATGGGGGAAAGGATGGGAGCGCGTCCCATTCAAAGAATTATTAGTGATAAGATTGAGAATCTTGTTGCAGATTATATTCTAAATATTGACGGAGATACAAACAAAAGCCTAACGGTTTACAAAAAGGGAAATTGTTTTTTGATTAAATAAGCCCAAACCCCTCTTATTCGTGTAAGAACTCTTGTTCAGGGATAAGGGGCATGGCAACAATCAAGAAGTTAGTCAAAAAGAAGCGTCGGAATAGAGTAATCTATCAGTCCGAAGCTATTTTCTATTGCCATGATGCTACGGGGCATCACTATCATGATTATTCAGCGTGGGAAACATACCCCAAAGACTATCCATGGGAAGACCTTCCGCAAAAAATCAAGGACTTAGCTGAGAGTTCCCCAGAGGCGCTTAGAACTGTTGGGGGTACAGGATATGTAAGAGATTTCCCGGGGACTGGAGCTTGGCAACCCAACCAAAGAAACTTCGACTACTTTTCCTACGCAGGGAATAAAGTTAGACAGTTAAAGAGGGTTCAGTCTGCGAATTATGGCTTCACGCAAAAGCATATTGACGTTTACCAATTCGGTCAGGTTGCAAGGATAGACAGAATAGAGCTAGTAAATCCAATTGTTAATTTTGAGGCATCATATTATATTTCTGATGGCCAGAATGAGCATACTATAGGTCTCAAGCTAGGAGACGATCACGCGAATTGCATTTGGGACCAAGAGTTCATCAGGGACGGTGGGAACATATTCATAATGACCTCGCCAGAGGGCGAAGACGCTAACCTAACTCCCAGCATTGACTATGGCGCAGGCGATACAAATCGAACGGTCATCGGAATAGGGAACTGCTTTTTAACGAATTATTCAGCTCAAGGTCAGGTAGGAAAACCTCCTGTAGCCTCCTTTCAAATGGAGGCGGCAAACATCAAAGCTGACTTGGATTTTAATCAATTAGAGCTCCCGTCTATCAATTTTGATGCGCCGCTTCTGGCGAATAAGGACAGCATTGCGCCTATTGCGCTGTTTGATATTACTAGAGACGATGATTTTCTTAACAATTTTTCTTGGTATTCAGACGGGGAAGTGTCAACAACAGGAGGAACATATTATTTTGGAGAGCATGTGAAGCTTAGCGCTGCAGACAGCCACGCTCCAGAATCTAGCATAGATCATTACGAGTGGAATTTTCACGATAGATATAGGCCGGAAGACTACGAGAGCTACAGAGAGGGAGGGGTGCTGGTTGACACAACGATGCCAATAGGCAAAAAAGGAGATGGCTATGACGGTATCATCTTCAATGCGACATTAGAGCTAGACGTAATGAACGTGCATTACGGCCATGGGACAAAACAGGTGCCCCTTAAGCTGCTCCCGAAGCCTCTGTCTGATCCCGATATAAATATCCCATCGGATGTTGCGATGGGAGTATTTGACGCGGAAGGTAAATATGCACTTATACCCCCTCGCATAGAAAGTGTCTCCTTGGTGCTTGACGCGGGCGGACCAATTGAAGAGAAGGTTGTTTTTTAGTATGAGCCTCTGCCCAACTCCCAAACTAGGAATCCCTGACGCAAAGCCCATGAGGGGGCCTTCTGCTCTTTTGCCCGGAGACATAGAGGTTATCTTTCAAGATTCTGGCATAATTTACGATGCCCAGAAAGTACACGCGCAGACGTTTAATGTAAATATTCCCCTAGGCCGGACGGTCATCCAGAGGCTTGGTCAAAATTTTTATTATACCAAAATGCTAGACTTCCCCTTTAACGTCAGCATGTCATTCTCCGCTCTGGTTTCAGAGGTAAAGGCAACAAGCTTGCTTTTAGAAACGAAAAAGAATATAAAACAAAACATTACAATTAATCTTAAAAAAACCAAATGCTACGAAGCGGGGCTTTGCTCTAGAGAAACTAAAACATTTATGAGTTACGAGTTAAGGGGTGCGGTTCTTGACGAAAACTCATATAAACTCTCTTTGGGAGACCTAGGAAGAATGCTTGACTTTACTTATACCGCTCAGATGGGGAGCGTTAATGACTTTAAGCAGGGTGTGTTCATGAACGGAGATTACTTTATGGGGAATACCATAATCACTGAAGAAGGATCCGAATCTCTGTTAATCAGGGAGGAAGATATGCCTCCTGAATATTTTGATGGGATAATTACAGAGCGAGATGGCAAAAAAGACGAGGATCTTGAGGATATAGAGACTAGCTATAAGGAGTGCTCATAATAGTCTTGGATTTTGGATGAATAAATCTTAAGATAATGTGTAAAAATATATTATGCCTAATTTAAAAATATCGGAACTCCCGGGGGGCAGCCTTCATGCGATGGATCGACTTGTCATCGCAAAGCCCAACGTGGCGACTGCTCAAGTTGCCGTTTCCGACTTGCAAGCTTTTTTCATCACAGGGGGATTTAATGAAAACATTCCCTATGTCTATGAAATGCGTACTCTTGCGGACAGGCAGCGTATAGCGCCAAATCTCTCATATCAAACCAATCGAGACAATGTAGGAACCATTACTGGGGTAAAAGAATTCACGCATGATGTTTGGTTTACTGGGATGTACATTAACGGCCAGTATTTTACTGGGGTTGATCTTTCTTCAGCGAGCCACATGTATCTTTCCGATTACCTTAAGGTGTCGGGTCCGACATTCCTAGGTGAACCTAATGACGTCCACCCCTTAGGTTCGGATGTTTTTACGTACAGAGATCTATATGTTTCTGGCGATCTTTATGTTTCCGGCGATTTCATCCTAGGAGATACTAAGGTAGATAAAATGATCGCCGTGGGGGACGTCTTGGTCGAAGATGACTTCAAGGTTTTAGACGACTCAATCTTAGGCGGAGACCTTACCGTAGGCGGAGATGCTACTATTTCTGGCACGCTCGATGTTGAAGACCTTTTAGTCAGAGACGACTTGGATGTTAGAGGCCACTTAAGCACGCGGGAGTTCACTATATCAGGCTATCCGGTCGGAGATACAACCCGAGATTATTTTACAATGGGACTGGAGAACGTCAAAGGCGACGGGACAGACCCCGGCAGCCCCAAGCTCTCCAGCCCAATTACCAAAGACTTCCTAACAATCAGGAAGACAGACTACAACACCTTGGAGGAATTTCCTGATGGCGGCATTCGCTTTGTTAATAGAGATTTTGCGGGCCAAGACAGGGTAGCCCTTACAATCAATGGAGACGGGAGGGTTGTCATAGGAAACTATGCGCCCCATATCATCCCCAACCCTACCTCGGATGACTTCAGGGGGGCCGCACTAATCACCTATGGAGATGCGACAACTATTGGCCAGATTTCCGGTGCAGGCATTATTTCTACAGACTCTTTTCAAACGACAGAAGGGGGAGACTACTTTACTTTTGGGGCAGGTGTGGATGCCTTGTATGGCGACAAATACCCAATGCCGGGCTTTGATGTTAGGCCCGGACTTCAACTTCAGATCCTTGATACAGGCAAGCTTTTTAAGGATGATTTAATTGCCACAGGCACCTATCTAGAAGGCGAGAGAATTAAGCTCGACGCAAGGCTGGTAGAGACGGGCCAGTTCCTCGTTGACGATATAGACGCGACCGGTTCCTACCTAGAAGGCGAGAGAATTAAGCTCGACGCAAGGCTGGTAGAGACGGGTCAGTTCCTCGTTGACGATATAGAGTCCACCGGTTCCTACCTAGAAGGCGAGAGAATTAAGCTCGACGCAAGGCTGGTAGAGACGGGGCAGTTCCTCGTTGACGATATAGAGTCCACCG